TGCAAATCACTTGTCATACAAACCAAACTTTGTAAACTACATGTTTAGGGAGGATATGATATCCGATGGCATCGAGAACTGCGTTCAGTATATACATAACTTCAATCCAGAGAAATCTACGAATCCTTTTGCTTACTTCACTCAAATCATACATTATGCTTTCCTCAGACGTATACAGAAAGAGAAGAAGCAAATGGAGATCCGTGAAAAAATTATTGAGAAGTCGGGGTTTGATGAGGTTATGCACGTTGACGATACTTACGGCAATTCTAGTGACTACAATTCTATAAAGGAAGCAGTACAGACAAAGATGAATCAATGAAGTTAACACAAGAAGTAATTGACCAGATACAAGAAGCAATGCTTCACACCAAAAAGAATGGTGATGTAAACTGGCAAGATGGTGATGAGATTGATGTCTGCCTTGCAGGCACGTTTGCAGCAGATAGGTTCATTGTCATTCATAATAGGACAAAGAGTAGCACATCAATACAGAATGTAAAGGGTACATGAAGATAGCAATCATTACGGATACTCACTTTGGTGGTAGACGAGGTAGCAAAACATTCCATGATTTTTTTCAAAAGTTCTATGATGAAATCTTTTTCCCTGAGTTAGAGAAGAGAGGGATCAAGTATTGCATCCATATGGGAGATGCTTTTGACAATCGTAAGAATATTGATTACTGGTCATTGAACTGGGCAAAGGAAAATGTTTATGACAAGTTCAAAAATTTGGGCGTGAAGGTTTGGCAACTTGTAGGTAATCACGATATCTATTATAAGAATACGAATGAGATCAACTCGATTGATTCTCTTCTAGAACACTACGATAATGTCACTCCTATCTCTACTCCAGACACATATGACATCAATGGATTCAAAGCAATGATGTTACCGTGGATATGTGAGGATAATTATAAGGAGACTTGTACTAAGATTGATGAGTCTGATGCAAAGATTGCTTTTGGTCATCTTGAGTTACATGGATTTGAACTCTATCCAGGCATGACTCAGCAAGGTGGTATTGATAAAGGTATCATTGAAAAGTTTGATACAGTATTCTCAGGACACTATCACACCAGAAGTAATGATGGTCAGGTATTCTACCTAGGCAATCCCTATGAGATGTATTGGAATGACTGTGGTGACAAGAGGGGATTCAATATTCTGGACACAGAGACTATGGAGATTGAGTTTGTAGAGAATACAAACACCATCTTCGAGAAGATATACTTTGATTCTACCCCTGCTGCAACATTCAAAGCACATTTGTACAAAGATAAGATTGTAAAACTGTTTGTTAAATCAAGAAAAAGTCAGTTAGAATATGACAAGTTCCTTGAAAAACTTCTAAAAGCTGGTATAATAGATTTGAAGGTAGTGGAAAACACTGCGATCAATGATACGGAAGTTGATCTTGATGGTGAGAAAGTTGAAGATACTCTTACACTTCTAAATAAGTACATCGAGGACTCTGATTTTGATTTAGAAAAAGAAAGAGTCAAGAAACTTCTCAAGGAAGTCTACCTAGAAGCTTGCGAAGCAGAGTAATGTACATCTTATCACTTGTTGGTCACGAAGGAGAGGGAGCGTATGCCGTCACTAATGATGACGGTCAGAAGGCTCTTTATCTTTTCCAGCAAGAAGATGACGCTACTAGATATGCAGGGCTTCTAGAAGCGGAAGAATCCACCGTATTGACAGTTGTAGAAATAGATGATATGCTAGCTGTCGAAACCTGTAAGAAACACAAATACAAATACGTTATTATCACACCTGACGACATAGTGATTCCGCCAAAAGATTATGATAACATTCAAGACGATTCGGTGGCGTAACTTTTTATCTACTGGTAATCAGTTTATAATTGTTAGTTTCCAAAAGTCTCCAACAAATTTGATAGTCGGACAAAATGGTGCAGGGAAATCCACGATATTGGATGCTCTGACCTTTGTTTTGTATAACAAACCATTCCGAAAGATTAAGAAAGCACAGTTAGTCAACACTGTGAATGATAAAGAGTGCGAAGTTCAGATAGAATTTGAGATCCAAGGTAGAATTTATACCATTGTCAGAGGTATGAAGCCAACTTTGTTTGAAATTTATATTGATGGAAAGAAACAAGATCAATTTGCCAGTTCAAATGATCAACAACAACATTTAGAAGACAATATTCTACGATTAAACTATAAATCTTTCACTCAGACTACCATTTTGGGTGCTGCTACGTTCGTTCCTTTCATGCAGTTGAGTCAAACTCATCGCAGAGAGATCGTAGAAGACGTTTTAGACATCAAAATTTTCTCTGGAATGGCAAAAATCCTCCGTGAGAAGATGAGTAGAGCGAATACAGAGATCAGAGAACTTACAATCAAGAAAGAATTGATTGAAGAGAAGATTCAGATGCAAAAAAGTTTCATCTCTGACCTTGATAAGACAGGACAAAATAAGATTACAGAGATAAAAGTTAAGATTGATACACTCTTAAGGGATTCTTCATCTTTGATGTCTGATAATGAGCAAATTTCAACAAATATAAAAGAAAAGTATCAACCAGAACTGGATACTCTAACATCTGCTACAGGTTCTCTTAAGAAAAAGACCACAATCAAAGCAAAACTGGAACAAAAGATACAGAATATAACATCCGATCATAAATTCTTTAAAGAAAACGTATCATGCCCTACATGTGGACAGCAAATTGAGGAAGATTTTAGGCTAAATAAAATTGGAATTATCGAGGGTAAGGTAAAGGAGATCAACTCCGCTTATCAAGACCTTCAAAAGTCTATAAACGAAGAACAGAAAAAAGAGGCCAGGTTTATAGATGTTTCTAAGCAGATCTCAACACTAACGCATGACATTTCAACGAACAATTTTAAAATTTCTGAGTATCAACGACAAATCCGAGATTATGAACAGGAAGTTCAAGACATTACCGAACAAATTGCAAACAGAAATACTGAAAGAGCTACGCTTAGAGGCCTCAAAAGTGATTTAAAGACAGTAGAAACAGATAAAGCAAACCACACTGAGAATATCGAGTACTTGGACTTTGCAAACTCCATGATGAAGGACTCTGGTGTCAAAGCAAAGATTATGAAAAGGTATTTGCCCATCATGAATCAGAAGATCAATAAGTATCTTCAGATGATGGACTTCTATATCAATTTTACATTGGATGAACAGTTCAATGAGTGTATCAAGTCGCCTATTCATGAAAAATTCAGTTACGAATCGTTCTCTGAGGGCGAGAAAATGCGAATTGATCTTGCTATTTTGTTTACTTGGCGAGATATTGCTAAGATGAAGAACTCATCTTCTACCAACATACTCATTCTTGACGAAATATTTGACAGTTCTCTGGACAGTAATGGTACAGATGAATTTGTAAAGATTATCAGGTATGTCATCAAGGATGCTTACATCTTTATGATCTCTCATAAGGTAGATGAGTTGACAGATAGATTGGATAATATGATTACCTTTGAAAAGATGAATGGATTCTCAAAAGTGAGGTATTCTACATAGTAGCATAGGTTTTTGTAACCGTATGATACTAATAGATGGATGCCATTCACTAAAACTAGAGTGTGCCTTGAGGGACTTAGGTTTTATTGACATGGAATGGAGGACAGTGGCACATGCTGGAATCTTTTTTGTGCAACCTGTAGGTATGCCAAATGATCCCGAAGGAGATCTGCTAGGATTTACAATCACATATGAGAGTAGAGTAATAAAATTACAGAACACTGCAAAGAAAGCTTTGGATACTGCATTGAGATGGTCGGGGTAGACAGTTGACAAACTGGCACATGGTTGGTTGAAATTGGCACAGGGTCCTTTATCATGTGTACATAGACAAGAAAACAAATGCTTAAAAAGGTCAATTACGAAGTCAAAGGTCAACTCGCTAAACTGCTTGCTACCGAAGATCTGATCATCGAGAACAAGAGAGTCCCTACGGCCTCCTTTGATGTGGATCGTAGAGTATTGACCCTTCCAATGTGGGACAAGGCCTCTGCGACCGTATACGACCTTCTGGTGGGTCATGAGGTCGGACACGCACTATACACACCCAATGAGAACTGGAAACTAAGGTATCCAGAAGTTCCTATGTCATTCGTCAACATCCTTGAGGATGTTCGTATCGAGAAGTTGATGAAGCGTAAGTACGCTGGTATCGTCAAGACATTCCACATGGGATACAAAGAACTTTCCGATCAGGATTTCTTTGAACTGGGTGAGAATGAAGTTGAAGATATGAATCTTCCAGACCGTATCAACATTCACCACAAGATTGGAAAGTTTGTTGACGTTCCTATGAGTGAAGATGAAGTATATTTCCGTGACTCTGCACTCAATACTGATACCTTTGATGAGGTTCTGGAACTTGCTAATGAACTTCATGAGTTCATGAAGACACAGCACACAGAATCTATCAAGATTGATCTGCCATTTGATGGTGCAGAGATGGAACAGGGTGGTGGTTCTAAGGTTGATCCAATTCCCTCTGAAGATAAGTCTGATACTCTTGATTCGATTGAAAGTGAAAGTTCCGATGGCGAAGAATCTGAGGAGCAAGAGTCTGGTGATAACTCAGATGAGACCACTGGTTTCCCGCCTGAATTTTCTGACTCACCTATTGGTGGTGAACATTGTGATTTTGAAACTATCACTGACAAGCTTTTCTCTGATAACTTGGAGAACTTGAATGATAAGAATCGGAACACAGGTGTGTATGATACTGATTACTGCACCATTCCAGAACTGAATCTTGAAACTGTCAAGGCTAAAAATGCAGACGTACACAAACACCTTGATGAAGAGTGGATTGCACAGCAACAACACTACGATAATGAACTTCTCAAAGAAGAAAACAAGTATCGTATTCCTATGAATCTTTATGCAAGTGTTGACAATGAGTACAGACTCTTCCGTCGTTCTGCACAGAAAGAAGTCAACTATCTTGTAAAAGAGTTTGAGTGTCGTAAGTCTGCTGACGCATACGCTCGTGCTACAGTATCAAAGACAGGTGTTCTTGATTGCACAAAACTTCATTCATACAAGTACAATGAAGATCTGTTCAAAAAAGTCACCACTCTACCTGATGGCAAAAATCATGGACTTATCTTTGTCCTTGATTGGTCTGGATCTATGAGTAATGTTCTTAAGGACACAGTAAAACAGTTGTTCAACTTGATCTGGTTCTGTAAGAAAGTTCAGATTCCTTTCCAAGTATTCGCTTTTACTAATGAGTGGAATCGTGGAGATAAACAGTTTGATGAGTATGGTAACTACAGAGGTTACGCTTACCCTAAAGATCACCATGTTAAGAAAGACGGTCAACTTTACATCGAAGCACAATTCGCAATGGTTGAGTTTCTAACAAGTGACTGTAAGAAGGGAGATCTAGAACATCAAATGATGAACATCTGGAGACTCATGAGTTGTCTCGATCAACGTGGTCGTTGGGACAGTTCTGTGTACTACCAGTGCCCAAGTCGTTTGAGTCTGTCTGGAACTCCTCTGAACGAAGCTCTTGTCTCCTTGAACCAGATCATTCCTGAGTTCAAAAAGAAGACAGGTGTTCAGAAGATTCAGTGCATCACTCTTACTGATGGTGAAGCACATCCTCTCAAGTTTCACAAAGAGTTCAAATCCAGGCAGGGTAATGAACAATACTTGGGAACACGTTCAGCACATGGTAACGTATTCATTCGTGACAAAAATGGTAGAACATATCATTGTGCAGACGCATACTATGATTTGACTACTGCACTACTCAATCAACTCAGGGGTCGTTTTCCTGATGTCAATTTCCTTGGTATCCGAGTTGTTGATAATCGTGATTGCAACAGTTTTGTCCGTCGCTATGTTGACTATGACTATGAAAGACATCAAACCATCATGGCACAATGGAGAAAAACAAAGTCTCTTATGATTACTGAGGGTGGTGGATACCACGCCTACTTCGGATTGTCCTCATCCGCACTCAACTCTGATTCTAGTTTTGAAGTGAAAGAAGATGCAACCAAAGCACAGATCAAGTCTGCTTTCAAGAAGTCACTTTCTGCAAAGAAAATGAACAAGAAAGTTCTAGGTCAGTTCATGAGTTACATCGCATAGACCAGTTCACAAACTGGCACAGGGGTGGTTGATTCCACCTCTCCTTCCATTATAATGTATACATAGACAAGAACAAACAATGCCTTTTGAAGCTAAAGTGAATCCCGAATCACTCATCAACAACCTTCGTGATCTTTACGGTAACAAGATCACATCCGCACACATCAAAGCATACTGTGCTCAGCATGATGTGACATATCAGACTGTTACAAAATATCTGCAACAGTTCAAAACAACAAAAGGCAAGTGGAACCTCACTGCTAAGGAGAAGAAAGCAAAACTTGAAAGTTCCTATGCTGCTCCTGCTGTTGTACCTCCTGTAGAACAGAATCTTATTCCAGAGATTGATTCTAACTTTGTCAAGTTTGGAAACTTCTCTGATGTAAAGAAAATCATTCAGTCCAAACTTTTCTACCCATGCTTTATTACTGGTCTTTCTGGTAATGGTAAAACCTTTGGTGTGGAACAAGCATGTGCTCAACTGAAACGTGAAGTCGTTCGTGTAAACATTACCATTGAAACTGATGAAGATGATCTTATTGGCGGTTTCCGCCTTGTTAATGGTTCCACAGTCTGGCATAACGGACCCGTTATTGAAGCACTTGAGCGGGGAGCTATCTTGCTCCTTGACGAGATCGACCTCGCCAGTAACAAAATTCTCTGTCTCCAAAGCATCCTTGAAGGTAATGGTGTATTCCTTAAAAAAATTGGCCGATACGTCAAACCATCTGACGGTTTCAACGTCATCGCAACCGCAAACACTAAAGGTAAAGGTTCAGACGACGGA